AATTCTCCGCATGTCATGCAATTACCTTTGCTTCTAATTATGTCAGGCATATTATATTCCAGACTCTTCAACAAATTTCATGTCATTAGTTTGGAATGGCTTGACTTCTTCAGTCAATCTATTTTGCAGATAGCAATAGCTTTTAAAGATATGATTATTATCTTCCTGTTCTAAATGTAGATTTAAATCATCATCTAACCATAAGTAATTGTTAGATTCTTCTCCGTAAGTTTCTATATAATGCTCTCTCTCTGTATCGTATGAGTAATCTAATACGTTTTGAATATGCGGATATGCTTCTCTCCAGGCTTTGCGCATGGCGTACAAATCCGCAGCGTATCCTGAAACTATCCAGGCAGCAACTAAGGATAATATTATTATTAACTCCATAGAATGTACTCCTTTTCTATTTTGTCACATAGTTTATTATATTTTTCTTTTTGTTCGGTGTTAGCTACAGCTCGAATATTTCTATCTAATATCTGTATAGCTTTACCAACTCCCATTACCTGCTGCGCTGTTGTTGTGTCTGCTTGAACTCCTTCAGCAAAATTTAACAGCAATTTATATATTTCGTTTCGTGTCATTTTATATCTTCCTCCATAAATATATCTTACTACCTAAATCAACTTTTTCATAATCATCAAGCAGCCATTCTCTTACATTACGGTAATTAATAAAAGAATGGATTATCTCTGGAACGTTTTCTAAATATGCTTCCTCAAAATTCTCATCTAAATAATTCTCTAAATCATAAATAGAATTAAATACCTGGACCTCTTCCGCATACTCTTTAAACATGCTGCTCGGCTCTTGGTCTATGTCTAACTCATCTCCCATAAGATAAATATCTTTGAAGGCTCTAACATAATCAAAGTTAGGAACCAGGTTTAATAATTGCACATATCCATATAATTCTTTTGCGCTCATGTACTCACCGCCGCCAAAATCATTATCCTGTATATGTACCTCGTCACCTCCGCATGCGTACGGAGTTTTTGCTTTTCTGTGTATCTGCTCAATGTCTAGCGCTTGCTCTATCTGTTCAAGCGTTGTATCTTTGGTTATTTGATACCAATAAAACGTAAGGCGGCCTTGATTATAACAAGCTAAACAACCAGGACATATTTCGATAAAGTGATCTGTTTTTGTATCCATTAAATTATTCCTCCTAATATTTACCTTGCTCTGTTAACTCTCTTAACAAAGTAATTCTTGTATAGTGCCATATTAAATTATCCATAGCAGAAAAATTTCTTTTGCTTACTTTTTCAATAACCTGCCATACCTCCATACCTGCTACATCTTCACTATCATAAACTCCCTCGTCTATGTAGTTTTGTAGACTTTCCTCTTCTTGCTTCATTAATTGTTTTAATGTTCCCTTTATTGTTTGTTTTAATGTTTCCTTTATTGTGAGTACTACATAGGCCTCAATTAAATCCGTTTGACTGCTTCCAAGCTCAAATGAATTATTCCATTCATCATCAAACAATTTCCTAATTGCAGCAATTAATTTTTTTTCCATTATCTTATTCCCTTCAAATATTCTCTAAACATTCTTTTTGATTCCTGGATAGAGTAGCCAATATATACCTGCTTTGTCGCAAAATCTTTTGCGTCATGCAAGATTAAAGAACCATTTACACAACTCTTATATACTGATATTTTGCTTGTACTGTGTTTGTCTAATCTTTGGGGATAGTCCCACGCCATAATAACAACCTCCTTCTAAATTAATAATACTAAAATTCCAGGAGTAATCAACAATAAAAAAAGAAACTCCAAGAAGGCGGTCTCAGAGTTTCTTTTTACTTTTACTTTAGTTGTTTATTTATGGATTGCTCAATCTCTCCTCCTCTTCCGCTAATACTTTTATAATTTCTCCTTCGTCTGCCGCCAATGTGTAATCAAATAATATTTCCTTAGCTCTCTCGTTATAAATACGACGATCAATTTGTTTTTTGAGTTCGGCGGTAAAAAGTAAAATTATTTTATCCTTACTTAATAATTTTGTATCACCGAATTTAACTTGTACGCCTTTGTATTCAAATAAAATCATGACTTAATCCCAAACGTCATCTTCATAATATTTTACGACTGTACAACGCTCATCTTCAAGCGCAGCACCGTCCCATATTTCTTTTGCTTCATCAAAATTTTGCGCACCTTTGACAAATACTCTATAACATTCACTAACATATATGCCGTGTCCGTCTTTTTTCTTTTTAGATAGGCTCACAATATCCTCCTATACAGCTATCACATATCATAGTTTTACCGCAGCAATTACAATACACGTCTTGACATTCGCACATTATCTTAACTCCTTCAACTGTTCTACTAATGTATTATTAATATCTTTTAATCTTACTATTTCTTGTTCTTTTAATCTTAATTCCTGTGTAATATTTTTCCATTCCCATTGTCTATTGCTTCTCCAGGATTCATTACAAAAGTAATAACCTAGTAATACACCTGATATTGCAAACATGAGATGACTAAATACGTTAAAGTGATACGCCATCATCTTGTCTCCTCTCACAATCATTACAACGTTCTAAATTTCCGTCACCTTTGAAGTGCATGCCGCACCAGTCACATAGAGTTGCGCCGTCCATGTCATCTCCTGGATAAATTAGATCACCTGGTTTTAAATTATTCCTCCTCTTTATTTTTCCGCATGGCTCACAATACGCTTCTCCATTTATACATGATATATTTCTATGTTTTTTTATTCCGTTTTTATAGTAATAAAATTTATCTGTACAAAGATAGCAATCACCGTTGTCAATTAATTCATCAATCCAATGTTTATTAGTCATTATTCTTCCCTATTCTTCTTCATTGTGATAACCAACATTTTCCATTAATGCTGTTTGTAATGATTCAACAATATAGACACTATCGCTTAATCTCTCTGGTATTGCACCATATTGTTCCCAACCTGTTCCATTAATGTCATTATTTAGAAAAAACTTACTATCAACACCATTAATAGTTATAGTTCCTTTAACTGTTATTAATTCCATTATTTTTCGTCCAATCCTATGTGCATAGGCATTACCCATGCAAATTTATTAGTTGCACTGTCTTTACCACTACACGTTTTATTAAATAAAGCTGCATGGTGATACTTACCTTCATATTGATACATGTACGTGAAGTGGTCATCACTATTGCAAGTAAAAAAGTTCATTACACGTTTTAGATGTGTTGGACTCCAGTACAAATTAGTTATTGGTCTTCTGTTATCTGGTGATAAACTGTCCTTCTGGTCATTCCAAAAATCATTGAAGACTGGAATAGATTGTCGCAGCTTATCTGCACGATTAAGAATTACGAATGGAGTAACATACTCTATTTCTATACCAACTTGCATACAAGTATAATATTTATCTTCAGTTACAATACCGAGATCATTTCTACTCTCCCATACCATTCTTTGTTTGCCGATAAAGGTCAAGTATATATGAAGGTCATCTAGTATATCCTTTTTGAATTTAGATACCTCTGTAACTATTTTGTTAAATTCAGTTATCTTAACTGCTGCATATATTCTATCTACGGTATTGATTTTTTTGTTATCAGCTTCATCAAATAATATGAACGAAGAATCCTGACGTACAAACTGTGTTATACCTAAGACATAACTATCTGTTGTCCATGCAAACCATTCATCTTTATCTATAACAAAATGAATCATGTTTAATCCATTGTGTGATTGTTCTTTTTTGATTCCTAAAGTTGTCATTTGTTTTAGCAGCTTCAGGTCTGCTAATGATACTGGTATTTGTACAAGTCCAGTGTCTCGTATTGTTGTTGTCATTTACAACTCCTTCCTAATATATAAGTTAGTTGAAGAAGTTTATTTAGTCAAGTTTTTATTCCAACGGTTATGTCTTACTATTTGTTTTCTGTTGTCATCTGCTTCACAAGGCAGTCCGTCAATGTGGTGTACAAATTTTTCTTTACATACAATACATTTTTGGTGTCTGTTGTACTCAAAATCTACTTGCGCCATAAGTGATTGCAACGCCAGTGCAGTTTTACGTGCAGCTTTATCTATATCCTGAGTACGACTCACGGCAACTCTTTCCAAAATGGATCATCAAAAAAATCATTACCTATTTTTGACTCTACGATTTCTACAAAAGTATCTAATGTTAAACAAACTACGATAGGTACGCCATCAGGTTGTCTCCTGGACTTGTCTGTTTTAACTAAACGCTTCCATACCAGTGCTGTAAATTGCGACTTTGACTTCTTTATTGATTTAGCTAACTCACGTGTAACATTAAGAGACTGCCTAGCTTTACACTCTATATAAAATTTTTCTCCGTTCCAATTAAATAACACGTCACCTTTGTCGTTCTTACCACCTTCCGCAATCCTAGATCCATTTAACATTTTTGCTACAAATGTCTCTAGCTTTGTACCCTGTTGTTTTTGCTTTGACATTAGTCTTCTTTCTTAAATATTTTTCTACCTTTCAATGCTTTAGAAGTATTAAGAACTTTAGCAATAGCTTTAATGTAATCCATCATGTCTCCACGTGGTAATCGTCCGTAATCTATCTGTGTACCACGTGATACAAAAGAATAACTAAAGTAATCGTACATATCATGCACGACTTCAAGTTCGCCTACTCCTTTGTTTGTAACGATACCGACTCTAACCCCACCATAATGTGGACCTGCTTTTGTTGGAAATGAAGGATCCATTTTAATTATAAGCTGTACTAAATTTGATTCAGCAGCACTGTCGTATGGAAAAAAATCTATCTTTTCAGATTCATCTTCCTCTATACAATATGTAATAGCTTCAAGAAAACCATTACATTCGTCCATCATATCCCAAACGTTACGTGCGCCTCTGCTCTGTAATATTTCTTTCATTGCTATAACTGTAGCTGAATTTGTTGATCTAGTCTATTTAATAACTGTTGTTTTTTCTTCTCATCATTTAACTTATACATACTTACACCACCTTTGTGTGAGTGCATAGTACATTTGGCACTAAGAATATATTTTTCTCCATGATCTGCACGTATCTCTGATATTCTATTGCGTGCTGACCAACCAAACTCTATAAGCTCTGTTGCACAATGCCACTTGTCATCATCAAGTAACTGCAATATGTCATCTCTCATTGTCATACGCAATCCTCAATCATATATGCAATACAACCTACACATCTACCATCAAAATTTAGTGTTGTTTGTGGTGGTTCACCGCACTCTATACACATTATTCTTCCTCAAATTCTGTGTTGACATCATGAATTATTTGTTCTTTAACTTCAATAGGAATGTGCATTGGTGGATTCTCAAATTGTACGTCTATAAACTGACCACTATCATCTATTTGTATTACTATTGTAAACATTAAAATGGTGCTTCGTCTTCGCCTATATCATCTAATGATTTAGGTTCAGGCATTGCAGGCATAAACCATTCTTCTGGCGCTTGCTTACTTGCGTTAAATGAATCCATATAATATATACGTGGATTACCATTGTCGCACTCTTTATTCTTGCACTTCCAATCAGGATATGTATCTTTAATCTTACCGCTAGCTTTATCTATTCTGTTATCCCATAGTTCGCTGTTGCAGCTTAAACATCTTGGTTCCATTGTGCCGTTAGTGACTAAAACTTTTTCAGTAACCTCTACACCAATTTCTTCTAATGCTGCCTTTGTATCTTTGCCATCTAACTTAGGTGCGTCTTTAATTTTTGCTTGTACAGACGGTGGAGGAGTATAACTGTTGCTGTTGCCAGTTTCAGCTTTACTCTTGGTAACTTGATTGTTAAGCGATTCAGGTTGTGATGAATCATTTTTCAAGTTCTCCACCTTCTGCATTTCTGTGACTGATGGACGCTTCTTTGCTGCATAAATCCAGTTAGCTAATGCTCTACCAATAGCTGATGTCTCACCATTTTCTATCCAGGAAGTTTTGTTTGCACCTACTGAACCATGTTGGTCTTGTGCTATACCAGTTGCTACAGGAAACTCATCTTTAAAATCTATATATACCTCGCACCTGTGTACAGCGTTATTAAAATCTTCACTTATGTGTAAAATTTCTGTATAAATTCTACCGCTAGGATTATCTTTCCAAAACTTTTTAAGTCTATCTTCTACTTGATCGTATTCGTCTTGCCATGCCATTAGTCGTTATCCTCCTTGTCGTATATATGAGACACCAGAAAGTCGTTATCTTCCTCCGTCATATAATTGTATTTATCTAATTGATATTCTACCCATACTTTAGTTTTTTTACCAACACTATATTGTTTTAGTAAATCATTTACACTTTGTTCCATGTGATTAAAGATTAAATCAAATACTTCTTCTGCTTCTTTTATATTACTAGCTGTAACTATATAATCACGTGTACTGTTGTCAGTAAACATAACTCTTACATCTCTATCCATTGGATCAGGTGCGCTCATTCTTGTTCTCCTATTGCCATAGCAGTCTCCATCATCTCGTTATAATCAGTTATAAACTTTGTCGTTAAATCTTGTACTTTTTTAGGATTAGTTTTGTTAAGTTTAATAGATGTCTGTGACACTTCTTGTCCACCGCATGCGTTAGCCATAGCTACCGCCCACTTCTTCATCTCCTTTTGACTTGTAAATAGATTCATAATTTAATCGCCGCCACGTTCAGAGCGTACAAATACGTAGTGTATTACATTGTTATAGTTCTCAAAAGAATGTATATATAAACCATTCTTATGTAACCAATCTCTTAACTCACTAATGCTGTCTATATATTTAGGATTGTTTTTGTATATAACAACAAATCCCCTACCAGTTTCACCAACTGATTGCTTTAATTCAGACAACATAAAGTTATCGTCAAACGTAGTATTAATTGCAGTCATTACTACCTCCCAATATAAGTATAGAACAAATTTATAGAATCGTAAAGATTTTTGTAAAAAACACCAGATCGAAGTAAACTGACCTGGTGTCAAGGATCAGAGTAAAGGAGGAAACCTCTGACCAATGAATTGACTTGACAATTATTATAGCATGCAGTAATCTGTGGAGATAGTTATCTTACGTGTCATAACGAAAGACAACTCCTTCCCAATTAAAAGTAAAGCGGACCTGTGAGTCCGCTTTGCTTATGAAAGATAAGAAATACTTGAATCATAATACATGATTAAGCTGCTCTTATACTGATCTTATTATACTATTTCTTTATTGTTATGACCGTCTTTATCTACAACCATAGTCATTACACCTTGTTTAGTTTTTTTGCCTGCTTGATGTTCAAACCATGTTGATTCATCTAAGCTAGGTACTTGTATCCAGGTGCGTCCATCATGTAATTCACGGTGATGATGATAGTGACCTGTAACTAGAATGTCACTGGATCCTGCATGAAAGCCACCAAATGTTTGATTCTTCCACCAGTTCATCAGCTTGTTTTCTACTGTGCCACTATATCCTGCAAGATGTCCATGAGTAAAGGACATGTTTGTACCGCATACATTTAGTGATAGATGTGGTTCGTCTGGTATTACAAACTTTATGTGCTTGTACTGTGGTTTGTCTGCAAATATTTCTGCTATCTGTTCAAACACTTCTATGTCATAGTTATCCATTTCACCTGTTGGTGCTATATTTTTTGCAATTCTTTTGGTTCCATGATTTCCTGGAACTGCACCTACAACTACAACATCAAAGTCTTTTGACCATTCAACTAATGCTTTTGCAATTATTCTTCTTGCTAACTTCATTTGATTACGATAGTCAAGCTCTACGCCATTAGGTCCCATTGCTTGTGGATAGAAACCTACACAACCTTCGACTATATCACCAAGTCCCACAACTGTTAACTGATCTAGCTGCACTCCTGCTTTACGTAAGAAGTTATAACGATCACGTACTGTATCTATTTTTTCTAAAAATCTTTTAACTATAGCTTCAGTACCACCACCATCACGCTTGCCTAATTGTAAATCAGATATAGCAACAAAGAAACTAGCTTTAGGTTTTGTTACTTTAGGTTTAGCTTTACGCTTGTATGTCTGTATCCATTTAGATATACGATCATAATCTTCTGTGTCTAGTGCATGTTCTTTATAAACTATCTGTGCTTTATATGCCCACGCTTGTTGCACGTCTCCTTTTCCCATATTCATATCCCACGTGCTGACACGTATAGTGTCATTTAAGATTGAATACTTATCAGGATCGAATCCCCACGATCTAAGAAGGTCATCAAACTCTGGACTAGCATTGTCCATAGGTCTTGTAGTTATTGTCCCTGTCTTAGTTTTAAAATTAAATTCTACACCAGGTTCCCAACCATTGGGGTGATTAGGTGTATCTTTAGTTTCGTTGTGTGCTACGTCCTGTTGGGTTGCAGTAAATTTACTTACTTGCGAGTTGTTTTTTTGCATACTCTTTTAATACAACCACTACTGATCCACCGCCTGCAATCGCTGCAGCTTGTAATGCTGTAATATCTAAGTTCATTGCAGGACCTACAAGTAAAGCTGAACCAAATGCTTCAATGAATGTCCATACAACTTTTTCGATAAGTACTTTGAGTTCGTCACTCATGTTATCTCCAGTCTATATTATTGGTTTTCCTCTAAGTTTAGCGTCAATGCGTGTCACTTTTTCGTGAATAGCACTAAGCATATCCTTATCAGAACTTTGTTGCGGTGCGGCAGCACCATCTAAATTTATCTGTGAGTATTCTATTGTGACTTCTTCACCACTAAGTAGCTTAGGTAACAGCTTCATGTACATTTTTTTATATGCGTCACCAGATCCACCAATAAAACCGTCTTTGCCTTTATCTAAATCTTGTTGTGTTTCTCCTACAAGTAAACAACCTGCAGTATGTTCATCAGTATTTCCTGTGTGTATAAGTATGTACTCAAATCCAGGTACATCTCTTATCCACAACATTCCTTTATGAAATGAGTAGCGTTTAAGGTACTTGGAATGAAAACCTCCAACAGTTCTTAATGTAATCTTGTATGATCCTTCTGGTATTGCTGTCTCTGCAGCTATTTTGACAGCTTGATATTGATCTTCTAGTGTAAAGCATTCAAACTTACCGTCTATAAACAATAGACCATTAGTTGCGTCTAATCCAAACTGTGTGCGTACGACCTGTAATTTCATTTGTTATTATTATAGTCCTTACAATTAGAATTTGTGCAATTTAATTTAATATTATCTACAACTTCTAATGGTTCGTCACACTTAGGACATGGTACTTTCGTATAAACCTACCTGCTCGCTACAATAATTACTACCATATTTGCAATTACATATTTGTGTGAATGATCCATCTTGTTTTACATACACTTCACACATAATTACTTCATCTTTTTTTTGCGCTTAGAAGAATATCTTTTTTTCTTCCCTTTTTTTGTATAAGGCATTACCTGCTCGCTTTCTGTGATGGTTTGTCATCACTATCTTTACGTAATCCTATGGTCAATAACCATAAGACTGTACTTATTATTATAGCAATTCCTACAATATCTTTAGCTGTGCCAGTCAATGTAAGCCATGCTATAAAAAAACCTAAGAGTGTAAACGTTTGCGCTATTGTCTCTTTAAGTATTTCTTTTATCCAATTAATTAATTTTTTAATATACTTCATACTCTACGTCTTATTCTAACTGGTACGACCTGGACACTAGCTACAATTTGCGAAGCTATGATTACTGGAACTACAACTTCTTGTGCCTTTTCCTTTTGATCTGATGTCATGTCATTATTAATAGAAGAAAGATCAATGTTTGATAAATCTATATCAGTAAATGCGCCTATTGGATCTTCTAAAAATTGTTCTGTTTGTACTTCTGTAACTACATCTGCAAGTGTGTAATCTTCTACATCAGAGTTTTCTACTGCACGTTCTACGTATTCTTCTACAGCTTCAGCTACTGCTTCGTCTGATTCAACAGCTTCTGCAATGATAGCAACATCTTCAGTTTCAACTTGTAATACTTCAGCAACAACTTCAACTTGTTCCTGCGTAAGTTCTTCAACATCTTGTATAGCCTCCTCTACAACTTGACTTACAACTTCAAGTACATCTTCGCTAACTTCTGTAAGATTTTCCACTCCGACATCAGCAACTTCTTCAAGTACTTCGATAACTTGTTCTGTTTCAAGTTCTTCTACCTCAACTTCTATAATTTCTTCTACAATATCTTCTACTTCAGCAACCTCTATAGCTACTTCTTCTTCTGTAAGTTCTACAGGATCTTGTATAGGTTCTTGTTCAAGTTCTTCTTCTGGTTCTTCTTTTGGTTCCAGTAAGATTTCTTCTGTCTCATCAGCTTCTTCCTCTTCTATTTCTTGTTCTTCTATAATAATAACTATTTCTTCTGGTATTTCAATAACTTCTTCTTCAACAATTATTGTTTCTATGTATTCTTCTACTTCTTTAACAACCTCTATGTATTCTTCTACTTCTTCTTCAGATAATTCAAGATCTAATTCTTCTAATTCATCTAATGCCTCAGCTTCTTTTTCTGCCTCAATGCGTTCAGCTTCTTCTCTGTCTGCTCTCTCTTTGTTAGTTTCATATATACCTGTTTCTAAAAAATTTAATTCTTCT